TTATTGTTTGATTGATACGCCTAAACAAATTGTTGACGATGAAGTTAGAAGGGAACACTGGAAACAAAATGTAATAGACGAAAACGACGATATAAGAGCCTTTGTAGAGGATAAACACACTTTCATGCACATACCTAAGGAAAAGCGTGTTAAAACGCACGTAATTAAGCGAGATGAGAAAGTAATAGAGGCTATTAAAACACGAATAGAAGAATGTAGAGAATATTATAACAACTTAATTCAAGTGATATGAGTAAAATAATAGAGCTATCTGAAAGCATAATTGAAAAATACGCTGAAGCAAAAGCTGATATGATTGAATACAAGTTAAAATATGAATCGTATAAATCTAAATTCGAAGCGTTGGAAATGCATTTAGCAAGTTTAAAAGCTGAAAATATTTTGTTGAACACTAAATTAGAAAAATATGAATCCAGAAGTTAACCAAGAGATACAAGAATTAAAAAAAGAAATTAAAGAATTAAAGCAATTAGTAAAAGCCTTATTAACGGTAACAGATGAAGGCGGTACTGTAAATGCTGATTCTTTAGTAATTAAAATGTTAAAAATAAAAATAAATAAAAAGTAAAATGGAAAATTTAGCAAGAGTTGTTATGGTTCCTATGGACTATGATGAAAGAAGAGCAAGAGTTGTTCAAGCAATTATTACGTATTTAAACTACGATGCGGTTTCAGATGAAAGATATCACAGTCCTTTTGAAGATGAAGATAGACAAGCGAGGATACGTAAAGATGCTCAAAAAATAGCAGATATAACATTGGAATATTATAAAGTAGAATTAAAATAAAAAGTAAAATGGAAAAAAGAGACAACAGCGGAGCGTTATTTACAAACGACAAAAAGACGAAAGAAACGCACCCGGATATGAACGGTAAAATAACAATTTTAGGACGTGAATTTTATATAAGCGCTTGGAAAAAACAAAGTAACAACGGTAAAAACTATTTAAGTTTGTCAATTAAGCCAGCTGAAGAACAACAAGCGAAGCCGCAAAGCAATGATATATCCGACTTCTTAAACGATTTCTAATGAGTTGCCAAAACATTACACCAACAACAAAATTAGATTGCAACCCAGTATCTAATAATGAAAGTTTAAAAATTGATTTTCAAACAATGGAAGTGAAATTAGGAAAAACTACATTGGGTAAAATAACGGGATTTATTGTTAATAACGGTATTTATGAGCAAAGAATTGATATAAACACGGAAAATTTAAAAAATGAAAGCAAGTAAAATAATAGCAAATAGCGACGAGTTAACGCGTAAAATGTTACGGGAGTACTTACAAAAACACGAACTATCTTTAAATGCTTTTTGTTTGGATGCTAAATTGCACCAGTCAAATATTCACACGTTTTTAAACGGTAAGTCTTTAACAAGTAAAACGATTCAGCGTTTAGCGAAATACCTAAATGAAAAAGGAATGTAATTTTTTTTTTGCAAAAGTATTGTTTATTTAAAAAGTTATATTAATTTTGAAGAAATAATTAAAGCAAAGCACTATGAAAACACGTAATTGGAAAATTGAAGCGGTAGATTTTTACAATAGAACTGGATATTTCGATATTAACCTTGGTAGATTTGGTTATATGGAGTTACAATTTGATGTAGAATTTACACGTGACGGTAACGAAGTAGAAGAAGCACAAGTATATTTAACGAGATACGATTTATACGATGCTGATTACAACTACGTAAAACACGGAATACTAAACAACCGTAATTCTAAACTAATTTGCGAGTCCTTACAAGAACTAATTTACGACAACCCTACTGCGTTTGGTTTTGAGTACGAAGATGAAGCTGAAGAACTTTTATACTGGCAAGAATTACGACGTGATGAAAGATATTAAAAAAAAAGTATAACTTTGTAATGTGAGATACATTCTACTATTACCGTTTTTTATAGCCTTGTTCGTTTTGGACAGGGCTTTTTTGGTTTTGGTATATTGGAAAAGTGTTCCTAAATTTGAAGACTGGGTATATAAAGACGAACTAATTATAGAATCAATGCACCGTGTTACGGTAGGCTTATTAGTTTTAGTATTAATTGAATATTCTATTTCGATTTGGTAAACGAAATCTTTTTATTAGAATTAAGTAAGCACCACAACGATTGGATAAAGATTGTAGGCACTTTTAACGAAGAATTTTACGCTGAAGATATAGTTCAAGAAATGTATTTAAAGATGGCTATAATAAATAACGTCGAAAGGTTTTATTTAAACGGCAAGCTAAATAAGAATTTTATCTGGACGGTATTAAGAAACATGGCTTTTGATTACAAAAAAAGCAAAACACGAATAACAAAAGTAAGCATAACGGAAGCCTACCAACTAAAAGACGAATACCAACCCGAAATATTAGAAGCGAAGAAACGTTTTGAAATAAAAATGATTGCTGAAATAAAAAGCTGGCATTGGTACGATCAACTATTATTTGACCTTTACCGAACTTCAGGAATGAGTACACGACAAATTGAAGGCGTAACGGGAATAAGTTTTAAAAGCGTATGGAAAACAATTAAGACTTGCAAAGAACGTTTAAAAGATAATGTAAAAGAAGATTACGAAGATTTTAAGAACCAGGATTACGAATTAATAAAATAAATTATGGCACGAAAAAGACGTACAAAAGCTGAAATATTAGCAGCACAAAGTGAAGGATTAGGGGACTCGGTAGAAAAAGTTTTAGAAGTTACTGGGGTAGCTAAATTAGCAAAATGGGTAATGGGTGAAGATTGCGGGTGTGACGAAAGAAAAGCAAAGTTAAATTCTTTGTTTCCTTACCGAAAGCCTGAATGTCTACTAAAAGACGAACACGAATTTTTATCTGAATGGTTTACTGAAAAGCGTTACACAATGAAACCTACCGAACAAAAAAGAATGTTAGAAATTTACAACCGAGTATTTAAGGTAAATATGCAACCAACAAGCTGCGGTAGTTGTCTAAGGGATGTAATGAATAAACTTGAAATTTTATATAACAGCTATGCCGATACCGAAGCCTAACCCTAACGAACAAAAAAAGGACTTTGTTCAACGTTGTATGTCAAACGATACAATGGTAAGTGAATACAAAAACACCGACCAACGTTTAGCCGTATGTTCAACTGTTTTTGAAGATAGTAAAAATAAAGTCGAATTAGAAAGCTATACCGACTATCCTAAACAAGCAACTGAAAACGCAAAGATAGCTTTACGATATGCTGAAGAAAACGGCTGGGGCGATTGCGGTACACCCGTAGGTAAACAAAGAGCTAACCAATTAGCAAATGGCGAACCGATAAGCGAAGAAACTATTTCAAGAATGGCAGCGTTTGAAAGACACCGACAAAATTCACAAAAAGAATTAGGAGACGGATGCGGGCGTTTGATGTGGTTAGCTTGGGGTGGTGACGCTGGTATAGAGTGGGCGCAAAGAAAGTTAGAACAAATAAGAAAAAACTAAAAAACACGAACTATAAAATGGCAAAAGTAGGTAGACCAAGAAATTTAGATAGTCCTGAACAACTATACGAACTATTCGAAAGATACAAAAGAGACGTAAAAGCGAATCCAAGAATAAAAAGCGTATTCGGTGGTAAAGAATTCGAAGAAAGAGCCGAGCCTTTAGAACGTCCCCTAACTTTAGAAGGATTTGAACTTTTTTGTTGGGATGAAGTAGGATGTGTTGAAGATTATTTCAAGAATACAAATAAAGCCTATGATGAATTTTCCCCTATCTGTTCACGCATAAGAAAAGAAATCCGTAGAGACCAAATCGAAGGCGGTATGGTAGGACAATATAACCCGAGTATTACACAGCGTTTAAACAACCTGAAAGAACACGTAGAACAAACGAACGTAGAACAACCTTTATTTAAGTTACGTGATAATAACGACAGCAATAGATAAAATTGAAGCGTTACAAAAACGAATCAAAATAATTCAAGGCGGTACTTCTGCGGGTAAAACCTATTCCGTTTTAGCGGTGTTAATTACAAAAGCCGCTTCATATGCACGAACTGAAATTAGTATTGTCGCTGAAAGCATACCGCATTTAAGAAGGGGTGCGTTAAAAGACTTTCTTAAAATCATGAAAGAAAATAATAGGTACTTTGACGAACGTTTCAATAAGTCGCTTTTAAGGTACGAATTTTCAAACGGTAGTGTAATGGAGTTCTTTAGTGCTGACGACAGTTCTAAATTAAGGGGTGCAAGGCGTGACATACTTTACATAAACGAATGTAATAACGTAACCTTTGAATCTTATAACGAGCTTGCGATACGTACAAAGAAAGAAGTATATTTAGACTTCAATCCAGCAAATGAGTTTTGGGTACACAAAGAACTAAAAGACGAACCTGATAGCGACTTCTTAATTTTGACCTACAAAGACAACGAAGCGCTTGACAATAGTATAGTTCAACAAATAGAAAAGAACCGTTTAAAAGCGGAAACGAGCGCATATTGGGCTAATTGGTGGCGTGTCTACGGACTTGGTGAAATAGGAATGCTCGAAGGCGTTATATTCAGTAACTGGAAAACAATCGACAATCTACCGAAAGACGCTAAATTAATCGGTATCGGATTAGATTTCGGTTATACGAACGATCCAACTGCAATAATCGAAATATACAATTACAACGGGCAAAGAATATTAAACGAACTAAAGTACCAAACGGGTATGCTTAATTCAGATATTGCAAAAGAACTACCGAAACACGTACCCGTATATGCTGATTCAAGCGAGCCTAAAAGCATTGAAGAAATAAAACGCTACGGAATAACGATTAAAGGCGTTACAAAAGGTAAGGATTCAATTAACTACGGAATAGATGTTATGCAAAGGAATGAATATTTAGTTACTTCTAACATTCCCTTTCTT